TTCCGGATGAGCCGGTGCCACCGGCGGACGAGTCGAGTGATCCGCCTAGCAGGACGGGCCAGCCGCCGTACCGGTTGCTGCCGGTGTCCAACCCGAGCGCGTGCCTGTCGCCGTAGCACATGACCATGCGCCTCGACCAGCCCAGCGCATGCATCACATCGATCAGGTGCTGGCGNTCGCGGTTGAACTGCGCCCACGTGTCCGCGCCGGAGTGGCGTAGCCACTGGGACGGCATCAGCCACACCACGGCGGAGGCGGTGGTGGACCCGAGCAGGTCGATCATCCACTCGATCTGCTCCGCGCCGAGCATGGTTTTATGCGGCCCGTCCGGGNTGTCGTTCGGCGACCGCTCATACCGCGTGTCTGACATGATGAACAGCACGCGTCCGATCTGGAACGACTGATAGACCGGGCCGCTGTTGTTGGGCAGCGGGTAGTGCGGCACCCGCTCCCGATAGGCCTGTGCCGCGTTCGCTTTGTCTTCGTGGGTGCCGTCGGAGTCGTTGGGGCCGTAGTCGTGGTCGTCCCACACGTAGATCCACGGCACCGACCGGTACAGCGCATGCTGGTTGGACTGGAGCAGCACGTCGTCGTAGGCGCGGCGGTAGTTCGCCAGGCTGCNGCCGCCGACGATGCCGTGGTTGCCCGACCCGAGGTCGTAGTAGTGCAGGTCGCCGAGGTGGGCGAACCCGACCCAGCCGTCGGTCAGCGCCCGGGTGCGGATGGTGTCAAACACCTGGTGGTTGGAGATCCGGCTAGGGGCGAGCACGTCCCCGCTGCCGGGGGTGTTGGTCCCAGCCGCACAGTGCCCCACACCCAGGGTGAAGTTGGCCGGCTCCCCGAGAGTGGGGTGGGTGCGGAACTGGCCCGTCATCGACGTGTCGACGACGCTGTTGTCCTCAACCCGCCACCAGTAGGCGGTGTCCGCCGTCAACCCGGCGATCGACACCTTGGCCACGCCCTGGCCGTCCACCGCCTGCGAGGNGGTGAACACCGGGTTGGTCATGGCGGAGTTGTCGGCCACCGCCACCCGCACCGGCCCGCCACCGTCCACCTTGGCCACGAACGTGGCGCCCGTGTCGGTGACCGCGCCGACGACCATGTTGACGACGCCCATCTACAGGACCACCAGGTCGTCCGGGTCACCAACCAGATCAAGCAGATCCGCCCACGTCGAGTGCGCCGACAGCAAGTTGGTCAACGACCCGTACAACCGCTCGATCGTGCCCCACGTGAGAGTGGTCGGGGTCACGTCCGGACCCGGCGCGGTCACCTCCACCAGCGGCAGGTCAAACCGGTGGTAGGCCGACACCCCGGCGACCCGGTGCTTCACCAGGCGGCCGATGAGGGCATACATAGACCCGGGCAGCAGCAGGTTCCCCTCACACTGCGGTGAGGCAACAGTGGGTACGTGGAGGAACATCACCTCCCCAAGCCTGGCGATCAGCGATAGCCGTTCCTGCTCAGCGTCCGAATCCGTGCCCAAGGTGAGCACGTAGGCGCGGCCCAGATGTAGCTCGGTGGCACCGACCGGTAGGGCGCGGCCGGCGATCGGGAACGCGACCGACCGCGGGTCATGACTCACGTCCTGGTAGTCGGCAACCTTCACCAAGGTGTTGAGCAACGGGTACCGCGGCGACTTGAGCCATACCTGCCCGTCTAGGCTCGGGGTGATCGTGTCCGACTCCAGGACGGTGTCGGTGTCCGGGTCCACCACCCGGTACGTGATCTCCACATCGGCGGGAAACTCGGCATCGTACAGCTGGCCGCTGCCGCTAGCGATGGGTAGCTCCACCCCGCCGCGCACCGTTTCCCACAGCAGCCCGTTGACCGACCGCTCCACCCGCACGATGCCGTCCGACAGGTCGGACAAGCTGATCTGAACCCGGGACAGGGTGTCGTCGTAGGAAAGGGCGATGGTCACAGCATCCCTCCCGACCCGGCGGTGACAGCACGTCGAAGTTGCCGGTCGTGGGAACGGATCTCCACCTTGACGATGTCGGTTAGCTCCCGGTCACCGATGAACACCCGCACCTCCGGAGCCCCGTCACCGGTGGTAGTTCCAGCGGGTGGGGTGACGAGGCGGGTGCCGCGCCACTGAAACCGGCCGCCCAACTGGTCTTCGGCAACGACCCGGCCGCCGTGCCAGCGGGCCGCCTCGTCCGCAATCGCCAGCGACCGTTGCCGGTCGCCGATCCTCGGGATGAACGCCTCTCCGCCCGTGGCGGGTTCAGCGAACGCGAACCGGGCAGGAGCGGCGGGGGTGAAGATCGCCGCGCGGCGCAGCAGCCCCCGTTGGGCGGGGATCGTGATCCCCCCGTGACGCTCCAGGAACCCGCCGCCGCCGCCGACGCCACCAGGGAAACCGATCCGCACGTCGGTCACGCCCAGAGCCGACAGTTCGTTACGGAGACGTCGCACCCGGTCAATCGCCGACTCTGCCCCGTGCAGCCGCACTTCGGTCTCCACCTGCGCGGGAATGTTCTCGTAGGCGGAGATGAGTTCGTGGACTTGGGCTTCGTCCAACCCCATCTGAATGAGCAGATCCTTAAGGTCGCGGATCTGCTCCTTGTACAGGTCNTTGGCCTCNTCNACGNNCATGCCGGCGTCGATGTTGGCCTGCCGCAGGTCCGCGATCGCCCGGATCTGGTCCAACACGGCCTGCCGGTTGTCCCTGCCGGCTTGGGTTTGGGCGTCCAGCCTCAGCTCGCCTTCTTCCAGCTCGGCAACCAGGTCGGCCATGCTCTGGTGGTAGTTGACCGTCGCCTGGTCAACCGACATTTGGATGCCGAACAGCCGGTCGAAGGCGTCTTTCAACGCATCGATCTTGCCTGCCGCAGTATCTGCCTCATTACCCAGGCCTTCGATCTCACCCGCGGCCTCACCGGTGCCGTCAGCTGCCAGCTCCAGCGCCGCGTGGTACTCGGGGAACAGGTCACGCAGCTTCTCGATATCGACTCCGGCGCGTTCAGCCCGTTCGACGATGACGTCCCAGATTTCTGCGGCCTCACGTGCGGACCCGGCTTCTACCAGGTCACGCAGCGCGGAGTCCAAGGCCTGCACGGTCTCCTTCGACCGGGACATGGACCCTTCCATGTTCTTGATCGCCGGATCGAGCACTGTGCCGATGAACCGTGCGACAGAGCCGTGCGGCCCGCCCGTACCCAGGGTCTTCAGAGACTCGTCGAGGCTGCTCATGTCCTCGCCGAGAATCCGCGCCGCCTCACCAGACAGTTCCCCTTCGCGGGCGAACCGTTGCAGCCCGTTAGCGAAAGCGTCCAGCTGTGGGTTCAGATCGCTACCGAGGACAGCGCCGATGCCGTACAGGGCGAGTTCGAACAGTGCGAAGGCCCCGGCGGCTTTGCCGACCAGGGCGACAGAGCGTTGCAAGCCCCGGTTGATCCTGCCTACGGCCGTGCCCAGCATGCCACCGGAGGCGGCCAGCTGGTCCACTGCGGCTTTGTAGGCGGCGATGCGGGTGACGCCGACCATCAGGGTGCCGGATAGCAGCAGCAGACCGGCGACGAGGGCGGCGGCGACACCGACGGTGTTGAGGATCGGGTCGGGCAGGTCGGCGATCCAGCCGACGAAGCTGGCGACCGCGTCCGCCCCTTCGGCCACCGCCGGCAAGAACGTCGCGCCCATTTCGATCGCGAAGTCGTTGAGCTGGTTCCGCGCCATTTCGAGCCGGGCCGCGGCGGTCTGGTAGCGACGCTCGGCCTCCTCGGTCAGCGCGGTGTTCTCCTCCCATGACCGCGAGGACAGCTCCAGGCTGCGGTTCAGCAGGTCACCGGAGGAGGCGAGGCGGAGCAAGGCGTCACGCAACCGGATCTCGGTGAACTCAAGCTCTTCCAGGGTGGCGAACACGTCTTCGCCGCGGGCCTGCATCCGCCCTAGGCCCTCGATGAACGCGGCGATGGCCTGGGCGGCGTCCCGCTGGTAGGCCTGCGCGAACTCGTCGGCGGTCATGCCGGCGACCCGGGCCAGCGCCTCCAGCTCCGTGCCGCCGGAACGCACCCGCGTCTCGATCTGGATCATGGCCCGGGAGATGGCGGAACCACCGGCTTCTGCCTCGATACCGACGCTGGCGAGGGCGGCGGAGAAGCCGAGCACGTCCGCTTCGGTGAGACCGATGGTGGCGCCGGCGCCAGCGATGCGCTGCGCCATCTCCACAATGTCCCGCTCGGTGGTGGCCGAGTTGTTGCCTAGGCCGACCACGGCGGCGCCTAGCCGGTCTACGTCGTCCACGGAGGTGCCCATGACACTGGCCATCTGCGCGATCGCGATCGCCGCGTCCTGGGCGGACAAGTTGGTCGCCTCACCCATGTCGATCATGGTTCGGGTGAAGTCGGCGACGTCGTCAACGGCGATACCCAATTGACCCGCGGCCTCAGCTACGGCGGCGATCTCCGCATGTGACGCCGGCAGCTCGGCGGTCATCGACCGTAGATCCGCTTCTAGCGCGGCAAGCTGCTCCTCAGACCCGTCGACGGTCTTGACCACGCCGGCCCAGGCGGTTTCCCAATCGATCGCTGCTTTGGTCGCCAAGCCAAGGCCGGCGGCGATCGCCCCACCGGCGACCGCTAGCCCGGTGCCGAGCTGCTGAAAGTTAGACCGCTGCTCTTCACTTTTGGACAGCTCGTTGATCAGGTCGCTGGTGGCGGCCTTGGCCTTCTGGAGGCCTTGGACGTAGCCGCCGACGAGGGCTTGCAGGCGGACGGAGATGGAGCGTTCCGGCACGCCGCCCCACCCCCTCTCCCGGTTAGTCGGCGCGCGGGGTGCGCGGAGGTTGCAGCTTGACGCGGTGGATCAGCGCGTGTGGATGCGGCGAGTCCTTGTACTTGGCCTCGGAGGCGGCGAGGGCGGTGCACCGGTGGCAGCGCACCGGCGGCAGCGGGACGTACCGGTATCGGTCGGGGCCGAGCCCGTCATGTTCCGGCCGTGTGGTCTCGGTCAGGTCCCCGCCGCAGCCGCGGCAGCGCCGCTCCTCCCACAAGGCGAGGGCGAGCATCCACCCGCGCTGGTGGTCGTCCCACTCCACCTCTACCGTGGTGACCGAGCGGACGAGCCGGCCCTGCTCGTCGTATTCGTACGTGGTGACCTGTTGGGGTTCCCAACCGTCTAAGCGTTTGAGGCTGACGCCGAGCTGTCGCGCTGTCTCGACTCGGCGGCGGAGGTCAGGATCTTCGAGACAGCCCGCGAGAAAGGGACGTCCACACCGCCACGGTTGAGCTTGAACGCGGCTGCGGCCAGCGTTTCGAACTGGCCGTCGGTGAGCTTCGCGTTCAACGCCTCCCACTGCTCGTCGGTCAACTGCGGGTCCACGATCGACACCCGGACGAGGGCGTCGAAGAACGTGGCGGTGTTGAACCCGAGGGCCAGGTCACGCGGGTCGGGTTTGCCGTCCTTGTCTTTGCGTGGCGGGTGCTTCTCGATCAGCTCATGCCACACCGCCTCACCCCTGGGGGTGTCCGCGGTGCGCCGCCTGCGTAGGGCGCGGAGCCGGAAGGGGATGGTGCCGGCGGCCATCTCCCGCCGCAGCTCCTCCATGCGTTCGGCGACCCGCCGCTTGGCTGCCCGCTCGGACATGAGCGCCCGGTCGTCGTCGCCGGGCATGGCGTTGAGCTGCTGCTGCAACTCGTCCCATTCGGCTTGGAGATGGCCGCGCAGGCAGATCGGCACGACCGTCTCCGGGCGGGTGTCCTCCGCCAACAGGGCGGCGACGTCCATTTTGGGTTCGCGTAGCTTGCGTGTGTTGGACACGAGTGCTCCTTGGCCGGGAAGGAAAGGAGTTAGCCGGGGTGGTGGAAGAAGGGGTCGCAGGTCCCCCGGCCGAGACCCGCGACCCCCGCCTAGGGTTAGGAGCCGGCGACGACCTCCACGTCCTTCGCCACCGCGTTCCGCACGAAGATCCGCTGCATCAGGCGGAGCCGGCCGTTGGCTTCCGGCTGCTGCTTCATCTGCTCCCCGCATTCGGCGGGCCACACCTCTACCAGATCCCCGACCTCGATCGGGTCCTCGTAGTCGGCGCCCCACCGGGACACGACGTAGCCCAGTTCGCCGGGGCGGAGGGTGGCGAACGCCTTGTTGTCATCAGCGGCCAGGTTCTGCCCTTGGTAGACGTAGGTCAGGTTCAGGCTGTAGGTGAACCGGCCGCGACGCTCGTAGGTCTGCCGGGAGCACAACCGGTTGTCCGTTGACACCTGCTCGTCCACGGCGGGGGCGTAGCCGTCGTCGGTGAGGTAGCAGGACAGGTCGATGACCTCGGGGGCGGTGACCTCGTCGAGCGTGGGCTGGCTGGTGTCGGCGATCGCGGGCACCCACAGGACCTTTACGCTCCCGTCGGCCGGGATGCTGGTGGGCACAGGCTGAGTCATCGCTCACTCCTTCTTCTGCTGGTGTTGGCGTTGACGGGGCCTGGCCGGGCGGCCCACAAGATCGGTCAAGGGTTTCGCCGGCCGGGGCCGGCTAGCCGTGTGCGGGGGGCGGGCGGCCACCACCCCGCCTGAGGCGATGTAGGCGGCGGCGGCGGCGGGGCTGGCGTCCCACTGGTGGCCGGTGGTCAACGACCGGAGGCGGACGTATGTGGGCATGCCGGTCACCACCTCTGTGCAGGTTGCGCACGGGGTGTACCGTGCCGGACGTGGCTGGAACAGAGTTGACGCCGTTGGAGCAGGCGGTGCGGTGGAGCGGCCTGGGCGCCGTCCTCGTCGCTGTGCTACTCGTCGTCGCCGAGATCCCAGGCAGCACACCGTTCGCCGCGCTGCTGTTCCTGTACGGTGTCGGCGCCTACGTGGCCATGGTTGTCCTGGCGCATAGCCGGCACGGCTAGGACTCGGCCGGGGCCGGGGCCGGCTCTGAGGTGAGCCGGAACCTGGACACCCCCCGGTACGTGGGGCTACCGTCGACGGTCCACAGGTCCTCGTTCTTGGTGACCGGGTGGTCGACGGGCATTTCCCAGATCAGGCCGGGTTTCCACCCCTCGCCAAGGTCGGGCCGCTTGCCGTGTAGGGCGTCGCCGGCCCGGTCGAGTACCCAGGTGACCTCGTCGGGGGTGCGGCCCACACCGGTGAGCTGCACCCGGGTGTCGGGGGATGCGATGGTGCCGGTGAGGTTGACCCGGCGTCGCATGCCCGGGATCGGCCAGATCACGACGTAGGGCATGACGGGCGGGTCGTCGGTGACCCGCGCGTAGTACACCTTTACGTGGTCTGGCAACGCCTCGTGGATCATCGCTTCTACTGCGCGGCCGAACAGCCGGGAAATATCGGTACTCATTCGTCTTCGAGTGCCTGTCCGCCAAGCTCTTCCAGCGCGGCGGCGAAGCCCGGTTCGACCTCGTCGAACGCGGGGCCGAGGTAGGGCCGCGGAGCCATCTTGTAGGTGCCGTACTCCACGTAAATTCCGTAGTGGACCTCTGGTCCTACTTCGGCGGCGATCGTGTCCCCGGCTCCTAACCCGGCCCCGAACAACGTGGTACTGATCGAGTTGCGTAGCGCGCCGGTGTCGACCGGCGCCCGCAGCTTCGCCCCTTTCTCTACCTCCAGCGCCGCTTTCCGCACGATGTCACGTGCTTTGCGGCGCACGTTCGTCTGGGACATGTCCAACACGCGGGCCACTGTGCGTAGTTCCTCTACGCTTTCGGGGTCGAACACCATCGCCGGGCCCTCCCGTTTCTCAGCGTGCGGTGGGTGGGGCGTCCAACGCGACGAGGTCGCGCTGCCAGAGCATGGAACCGGGGCGGATGTCGTGCACCCACAATGGCCGGCCGACCAGATGCGGGTCCCCGGCGTCTTGGTCGCGGTAGCCGTCCACGCGGACCTCGTCAGCGATACGCACCTGCGGGGCGTCTGCGGGGATGGACACGGTGGCGCCGCGGATGACGACCTGCCGGTCTCCGATGCTGCGGGTGATCTCCATCTGGGACATGCGCTGCATCCGCGCCCACCCCCGCCAGATGATCTCCGGCCCGGGGAAGACGGTCTGCCCGGTGGCCGGGTTGAACGTGCCATCACTGCTGTGCCGGCGGATGGTGATCGTTGCAGTGAAGAACTCGGCCGCCGTCGGCCGGTGATACGCATCCCACCGTTCGTGCAGAGCGCGGTGACCGGGCAGCCCGCCACGCCCCGGCAGCCCCACCATCGGTTACACCGTCCGGGTCGGCGGCCGGTACGCCGCCCACGGGTCAAACTCGACGATGTCCAGACCCCACGGCTCGTTGCCTAGCTCGTCGTCCTCCTCACGTAGCCGCTGCGCATGCGCCCGCAGCTCCTTGGCTACCGCGGGCCCGTCGGTGCTCAGGTCGAGGGTGCGGATCCGCTTGCTGACGAGGGCTTCGCTGCTGGCGATGGTGTCCAACGCCATGGCCGCGGCCCGGCGCACCCGGCCGCCGCAGAGGGCGAGCATCCGTTTGATCTGCTCGTCGGACAGCAGCGGGGTGGTCTCGTCGAGGTCGGTGGCCAACATCCGCACCGCCCCGACATCCGTGGCCGGGTCGACCGTGATCGGCGGCAGGCCGAGCAAGGAGCGCTGGACCACGATTGAGCCTTCGACCGCGCCAGTGGCGGCGCCGGTGGCTTCGAGCCGCCACACGTGTCGGCCCGGCTGGGAGACCGTGTACGAGGCCCGGTACACCTCATCGGCTGGCACCCACGAGGCGGTTAGCGGGTCGGTGGTGTCGTCGGGGAGGCGGATCTGCCCGGTCACGGTGGCGTTGTCCACCTGGTTCCCGGCCGGGTCGACCACCCGCCAGTCGATGACCAGGGTGGATCCGGCCCAGTACTGCTGCGTGGTGGTCATCGGACGGTCACCACCTCACTGGTCGAGCGGGTAGACACCTGGCCGGTGGTGGAGCGGACGGCTACGGAGGTGGTGGTGGAGCGGACGGCTACGGAGGTGGTGGTGGCCGCGGCTGGTCCTCCAGGCGGCAGCACTGCTGGCTGCCCAGCAGTATGGGTGTGAGCCGCGTCCGCCGGTGTCAGAGCGTGGTTCTGGGCGAGAGCTGCCTGGCCGGCGTTGTGGCTGTGGCTGGCGGCGGCTGGGGTGAGGATGACCGCGCCAACTGTCACCAGCGCGGTGCCCGCCATGTGCCCATGTGCTGCGGAGACGGCGACCAGCTGGTGGGCCTGGGTTAGCGCCGCCGTACCGGCCGTGTGCCCATGGCCGGTGTCGGCTGGGACGAGCGTGTGGGCCTGGGCCAGGGCCGGCTGCCCGGCCGCATGCCCGTGGGTGGCGTCCGCTGGGGCGATGATCCCGGTGCCGCCAAGCTGCGGACTCTGCGCCGCGTGGCCATGACCGGTGCCGTCGGCAGCCAGCGTGTGAACCTGGGCCAGCCCCGGCTGGTCAGCGGCGTGCCCGTGGGCGGCGCCGTCTGCGGGCAGGGTGTGGGCCTGGACCAGGGTCGGGCTGCCCGCCGCCTGGCCGTGGACGGCGGCGCCAACGCTGACCTGATGCGCCTGGGTCAGGCCCGGCTGGTCCGCGGCGTGGCCGTGCGAGGCTGACGCGGTGGCCAGCCCGTGGGCCTGCGCCAACCCGGCCGCGCCAACCGTGTGGCCATGCGCGGCGTCGGCTGCGGTGAGGGTGTGGGCCTGGACCAGGGTCGTCCGGTCTGCCGTGTGGGCGTGGCCGGCGCCGTCTGCCGTGACCGCGTGCGTCTGCGTCAACGCCGGCTGGTCGGCGGTCTGAGCGTGGGCGGCGTCGGCGCCGGTCAGGGCGTGGACCTGCGCCAGCCCGGGCTGCCCGGCGGTGTGGCCATGCGACGCACCGGCTGCCGCGACCTGATGCGCCTGGCCCAGCCCGGGCTGGCCGGCGGCGTGGCCGTGGGCGGCGTCGTCCGGGCTGAGGGAGTGGACCTGCCCCACCGCCGGCTGGTCCGCACCGTGGCCGTGTGCCGCATCAGCCGGGGTGACCTCGTCCACCCCGCCAGCGGCGGCGCCGATCGCGATCGAGATGGTGGCCCAAGAGATCCGGGAGGCGGACGCGACCGCGGTGCGGGTGCCCGTCGCCCCGGAGTCCACCGTCTGCGAGAACGTGCCCAGGGCGGACATGTACCCCGGCCCGGAAACGTCCCGCTCCGTCGCGAACGTGGTCATACCCGACGGGGCGGTGTAGTCGATCTCGGTGCTGGTGGACTGCCGGCACGTGTGCCCGGTGATCAGCAGCGCCCCGTCCGTGGGCGCGTTCACGGAAGGGGCGACGTGGTTGGCGGAGTTGCCGCCGTTGTCCCCAGCGGCGGCGATCTGCGCCGGGTCAGCCCCGGCCAGCGCGGCGGCGGCGACGAACCTGCCGGCGTCGTTCGGCGCCGGCAGCGTCAACGTGTGCGTACCCGACTGGGCGGCCACCGCGGTCCACACCCGGATGTGGGCGCCGTTGATGCCGTCGTCGCCGGTGGCCCGCAGCGTCCACGCCGGGCTACCCGGCGCCCCGGTCGGCGCGACCAGCCCGTCGACGCCGTAGAAGTCCGTCGCGCCGATGGCCACCAGCAGGTCACCGGCCTGCACGCCGGTGAGGGTGACCTGCGGCGCCCCGCCGTCCACCGCCGCCGACTGGGGAGCGCCCCGGAACGTGATCGCCACCGAACCTCCCCCTCACCGTTCGCCTGGTGAGCCGCGCGCGGTCAGGCCGGGTCGGCAACCTCCACGTCCCACGAGCCGACGTTGACGGTGTTGCCCTGGGTCAGGGTCTGCTCGGTGCAGGTGGTCACGTAGCGCAGCACGTCGGTGGAGCCGCCGGTGGCGAGCACGACGTGGTCCGCGTCGCCGGAGGCGACCACCGACGCCCCGTTCTGCGCCGAGATGGTGATCTTCCGCCCGGACACGTCACCGTCGCCGATGGTGAAGTCGCCGTTGCCGTCGCCCGGGGTCAAGCTGATCGGGCCGACGAGGATGTCCACGCTGTCGCCGAGATCGGCATAGCTGGTGGGCTGCCCGGAGGTCACGTACATCTCGTCGGCCAGAGCGATCTGCTCCAGCAGGCCGTCCAGTGTGGAGTTGGGAGCGAACTTGGCCACGGGTCACACCTCTTCCGCGGTTTGGTGGTGGATGACGCTGGCCGGGGTGAGATCGTGCACGACAGCGGTGGCGAGCTTTTCCAGCTTGGCTAGCAGGGAGGTGCGTGGCTTGCTGCGCTGCCGCTCGGCGGCTAGGGCGGCCCGCGCCCGGGCGGGGTCGCTGCCGACCCAGGCGAGCACATCTCCCGCAGTGCCTGCCGGCACCGGCCCCACCTCCGCCTCCGCTTCCGCAGCAGGCCCCGGCTGCGGGACCGCCGGGGCAGGCTCAACCGGCTCTGCCTGTTCCATCTGCCCGCTTGTGCCCTGTTCACCGGCCAGCGTCAGATCCGCCTCGTCAGCGAGCAGGACACCGCGGCGGCGCATCCACGGCGAGCGCAGGTGGGCGATCGCGCCGCGGGTGGTCACGTCGGCCACGCCCACCTCCACCCCGTCGACGGTGGTGACCGGCCGGAACCGGACGTTGATCGACGGCACGGCAAGGTTCGGGTACTTCAGGCTGACGAACTTCACAGGCTTCCCTTTCTGGCCGGAGGCGTCGTCGACCGCCGCCGGGGCGGGAGTTGCCGCAACATCTTGTTTAGGTGTGTCTGCTGTCCGGGTGATGAGTTGTGCCATAGCTGCGTGGTTGCCTGAGGCCCGCCGGTACTGCTGGAGCAGGCGAACAGAATCGGATGATCCTAATGCGCGGGATCGGCGGATGGCGGGGGGATGCCACAGGTGCCACAGGTCGGCGGTGCCACGCCAAGCCCTGCCACCCAGCGTGGTCCATGCGTGCGCAGCCGCTTCGTCCTCGTGACCCCAGCCGACAAACCGGGGATCGACCGGGGCGCGTTCGAGCAGGTCGCGGCACACAACCGTGATGCCTCCACCGGGGTAGCCGGGGTACGGCTTTTCCGCCAGGGGCGCTTTATGAATCCGCTCGTAGGAGATGGCACCGTCGAGCAGGTCACGGGTGGCGTGCTCAGACAAGCGGTGCACCAACCAGTGCGGTATTGCCCATTTGGTTTGGCCGATCGCAACCTTGTCCACGGCGTAGTGGACTCCGCCGCACCACACGTCAGCGTCGGCGATGACCAGCACGGGGGCGTCGGTGCGGGAGAACGCGTCGGCGACCGCGGCGCCTTTTGACCACGGACCGTCCGGGCAGTGGCCGACTACCAGCTGCCAGTCGGGGTATTTGCGGTGCCACCGGTTCGCGACCCACTGCCACGCGGCGGCGCGGGGGCCGCCGTCCGACCGCCACGGCACGAGCACCGCCACCTGCCGGCGGCGTTCACTACGCCGATAATGCCAGGTTTGATACTGTTTCGGCTTGTCGAAGTCGTCGGTCCAATCGTCGATTCGCACAAGCCGGTCGAACGGGGTTCCTCGTGGCTGGCGTACGGCGCGGCCGGTGTGGCCGCACAACGCGCGGAACAACTCCCAACCCAACGCCCGGTTGATCGTCCCATCGCGGCGCAGCCCGATCACGTACGACAACCGGCTGTCGATCTCGGCATGATGCTCAGGCTGCCACGAGAATGCGAACAGCTCGCCATGCGCACAACCGGTGAGCTTGGACCCTTTCGGCCTGCCGTACACCCGCCACGCCCGGGCCGCCTCCGGGTCGTTGACGATCGCGTCCATCGCGTCGTCGGTGTAGTACACGTCGCCGTACAGGATGACGGTGCGGCCGGTGGTTGACCACAGGTGCCGCGACGAGCAGAACCGGTCGGCCTCATGATTGGCGGCGTCCAAGCGGGCCGGTTCCAAGGTCGCCCCGTCGACTGCGAACAGGTTCCCCGTGCCAGGTTTGACCACGACACGAACGTCGGTGACTCCACGGTCGCGCAGCATGCCGACTGTGCGGTGCAGGATCGGCACATCGTCTACCGGGGCGAGTTGTTTCGGCACCCCAAGATAGTTGTCCCACCGGGTGCCGTCACCGGCGCACAGGATCAGGACGCGCATCGGTCCGCCACGAGGACGTGGTCGACGATCCGCCCCGTGCCGTGGGCAAGCGCTGCCACGCTACGGAACCCTTTCTGGTGGCAGTAGTCGAGCACCCTCTCGGCGGTGGCCTGCCGCTCGTAGCGTTCCACCGTCGAACATTCCACGACCAGCATGTCGTACTGGTCGAGCGGACCGGAACGAAGCACTGACATTTCAGCTCCCTGCACGTCCACGACAAGCACGTTGCATCCGGCAGTGTCGAGCTGGTCAAGACGCCGACCGTCGACCTGCACGTTCCCGACCAGCTTGTACCGGACCGGCCGCAAAACCGACGACTGCTGATCCCATTTCGTCAGATGCAGCGTGGTCGGGCCGGGGCGGCGCACCACTGCACACTCTGCGACCTCCAAGCCGCGGTTGCGTAGCCGGGCGGCCAGGTCCGGGTTGGGTTCAACCCACAGCATGCGCGAAAACCCGCAGGCGCGGTAGACGTCAAGTTCCTGCGCCTCATGGGCGCCAACATGCACAACACCGTGTGCTGGCACACCATGCCGGGTCATGATTGCCGGCAGCGCGGTTAGAACGGTCACTTCAGCACCTGTTCGCCGATTTGCGTAAGCCGGTGCTCCCACAGGTGCCGGTCGGCCACTACCTGCCGGCCGGCGTCGACAAGGTCACGTCGACGGTCGGGGGTCAGTTGGCCTACTAAGCGGCTGAGGCTGTCCAAGTCGCCCCGGTCATACAGCAGCATCGACGTCGCGTCAAATCCGGCCTCGGCGAACCCCGCAGTGTGCGGATGGGTGAGTACCCCGCCCCGGGCAAGCGTGTGCGGCACCCGGTCAGACCAATACCGGTGGGCTGGGGCCGAATCCCCGAGCACAACACCAGCAGCCCGGTACACGGCGCACAGGTCATGCCCGGTGACACGGGTGGCAGCAGACCCCCCGTAGTGGGCGAACCCAAGCCCGAACCTGCGGCGTGCCCACTGCAACAGATGCCACCTGTCCACGCCGTGCGCCCTGCGCGAGTAGGTGCCGACGAACACTGCCTCATGCTTCAGGAGGTTCTTCGGTTGGCACGGCAGCAGCCACCGGCGGCCCACCGCCGGTGGGCACCACCGGTGGTTAACCCCACGGCCGGCCCAGTCCCGGTCGCCACCATCTGCGGTGAACACATACTGGCAGGTCCACCACGGGTCGACACCGATCGCCGGTTCCCGGTGGGGCACCCCCCAATACAGGTCCAGGTGCAGCCCGACGGTGACCGTGCCACTTTCCTCCACTCGGCGCAGCATCGCGGCCACGTCCCCGTCCGGGTTGTGACGGTGGGTGCGCGCCCAGATCATCAGGTCTGCGCCGCGGGCATGCCCCACCACCTCGGCGGTGGGAATGTTCCTGGCTGGCAGGTGGGTGACCTGCCAGCCGAGACGGGCTGCCGCAGCGGCCACGTCCCACTTCCACGACGACGGCTCCGGGTTGCCGAGCAGCAACAGCCGGGTCACCGGTCTGGTTCCGGTGCTGGTTCGGACACCAGCCGCCGGCTGCCGCGGTTTGGCTGCTGCGGCTCCTGGACGAGCTGCCCGTTCAACACGCGCAGCTCGTCCAGGATCGCCGCAAGGTACTGATCTGTGGTCGTTGACGGCGGAGGAACACTCTGCCGCCCTGGCCGGGACGCCACGATCAGCTGCCGGAACCGGTCCCCGTGCTGGCCACCGCGGACTTGGGGTCCATCAGCGTGCCGCCGAACACGTGCCGCACCTTCCACTCCACCGAGTCGGTGCCGAAGTCCCCGTCGGTGGGGTCAACCAGCCCGCCGCCGACACGGGTGGCGTTGGGGTGCTTCTGGAACAGCTCCGGGGATTCGTGGCCGATGAGGAACCCGATCTCCATCGCCGGCCGTCCCGCGTCCGGGGACGCGAACAGGTACCAGGCGGTGGTGCCGGTGGTGGTGTCCACGATCGGCAGCCACGGGTTGACGACCAGCTCGACCCGGTTACGCATCCAGTTGATGACCCGCAGCTGGTCTTGCCCGGCGCCGGACTGGTTACCGGGCCCGGACCCGACCGCGGAGGTGATCTCGGTGGCGTTGAGGATGTTCCGGGCCGTCACCTCCAGGCTGGGCGGCACGACGAGGGTGGCGGCTTCGATGAAGATCGGCGCCCCGTCGGAGTCGACCTGCTCACCGAACAGGGTGAACGCGGCCTGAAGGCCAGGGACGGTCAGCGGCTCGTCGAGCAGGTTCGCGTTTCCTGCGGAGAAGAACGGTGACGCCGGCCCGGTCGGGGTGGCGTACAAGGAGGTGACGAACCGTTCCTCCGAGCGGCGGGCGGCGTTGCCCAGCCGGCGGGGGATGTCCGCGAAAGCGTCCAGGTCGTCGTTGATCAGCGTCTCCCATGCCAGCGGGATCCGCCGCCCGTACTTGCGGACGGCGTACTCGTACTTGCCGTCCGTGAGCGGGCTGGCGGGGTACTCGGACTGCTGGCCGACCTCGTCCAGCACAGCCTCGGACCCGTCCAGGGTGAACCGCTTGACGGTGCGGAAGTCCCGCACCCGGCCGCGGCGGGCCAGCCGGGACCAGTTCACCGGCATCTGCTGGTAGTTCGCCAGCATCTGCCGGTCGATGATGTCACCGAACAGCAGCTGGAAGTCCGAGGTGGTCATCGCCTCCTGGAAGTCCAGCGCGGCGCGGCGGTCGCCCTTGATGACGTCGCGGTACAGGGTCAGCGCTTCGACGAACGCCCGCTGGTAGGCCGGGGACGGGCCGCGGCGGCGGCGGGCGGCCTGGGACAGGCTGGTGCCCTCACCCCCGTACAAGGCGGACTCGGAAGCCCTGTCGGCGGTGAACGAGGCCACCTCCGGCAGCGCGTCGAGAACGTTACTACGCATGATGGTGGTCTCCTCAGTATCCGATCTTGACGGGGATGGTTGCGGTGGCGGCGTTGGCCACGGGCGCGAGCGCGTAGCCGAACCGCACGTTGCCGCTCGAGTCGTTCAGGGCGCCGGTGGTGGAGTCGATGTACACCAGGTCACCGACCGCGATCGCTCCCCCCGCCGCCGCAACTTCCAGCTCGTACACGCCGTTGGTCTTCACCGTGATCTGCGACGTGCCGTCGGCGTCTGTCCACGGGTCGGTCAGCGCGACCGCGGGCAAGGAGCCGATCAGCACCGCGTCCCCGGAGCCCGGTGACGCGGGGGAATCCACCGCAGACACCGGCACGTCGAACTGCACGCCGTAGTTGTACACCTGGTTGGTAGCCATCGGTTAGCGTCCCTTCGTGGCGAGGTCGACGGTGGTCTCGTCGAGGCCGATGTCGGAGTACAGGCTGGACACCTGCTTGGCGAACTGCTCGGCGGTCATCTGCATGGTCGGGTCGCCCTCGGCGCCGAGGCCCTGCACCTTGCCGTGGCCTTCGGCTTCCAGCCGCTGGGCGAGGTACACCCGCTCGTTACGGATCGCCGAGGCCACGAGTCCTTCAAGGGCTTGCTGGTCCACCTCGCCGGCGGCGGTCAGGGGTACCCGGTCGTGCACGGCGGCGTGGACCCGCTCGGCGATCGGGGCCTGGTGACGCTCTGGCACTCCCGACTCGGGGGCTGCGATCATCCGGTCCACGGTCAGCCGCGCGGCTTCGTTCGCCCGCAGCCGGCGGGCTTCTGCTACCGCGGCGTCACGCTCGGCTTCGGCCCGTCGCTGCGCGTTCTGCGCCTCGGTCAGCGCCTCAGCCAGCGAGTGGGCGCGGGACTTGTACGCGTCCCGCTCCTGGGCGATGACGGCCACCTGCGCTTCGGTGGCCTCCACCTGGCGGGACTCGTTGACAGCGCCCGCCGGGTCCGGTGCGCGGGCACCGTCGTTGGTGGTCTCCGACATCGGAGCCGCCTCCTTGTCTGTCGATGGGATGGGTTGCGCGGCCGGCGGGCTGCCGTCCGCGTGGGTGGCCGGGACCGGCGCGGGGGCCGGCACGTCTGGTGTATGGCCGAGGAGCTTGTCCAGCCGGGCGAGGTCGGCGACGGTTTCGGCGACCGGTAGCGGGGACACCACGGGGCTGGTTGGTGTCTCGTCGGCTTTGACCGCGACTGGGGTCTCCGCCTCAGGCTCGGGTTCGGGTTCGGGCTGCGAGGTTTCCTCGGAGGCCGGCTGCGGTTCGCGGGTGTACAGCTGCGGCGCGTCCCGTTCGACCCGGGCCGCCCAGGCCTGCAACGCCTCCCCGGTCGCCGCCGACAACGCCGCGTGCTCATCCTGGGTTAGCCGGTCGTTGCTTTCCTCGCTGAGCTCGGCCAGCGCCCGGTGCAGCCGGGATTCCAGCCACGCGCCCACGTTCCGGGCCTGTTCGGCCGGCCGTGGCTGGGCGGATTCCAGCACGGACAGGATCGCCCCACCCGCCGCCGGCACTGTCACGAAGTCGACGGAGCGGCCTTCGGTGATCTCGGAGATGACGAACCCGTCCCGGCCTTCGGCGGTGCCGTGGTCACCCATCACCCAGGCGCGGATGGACATGCCGATGTGTTCGGCCATGTCGGTCAGCTGCTCCCGCCATGGTTGGAACAGCCGCAGTTCGCCGATGAGGGCGTTGCGTTCCGGGTCCCACCGGGCCGGGCCTTCCAACACGCCGGCTAGGTTCCTCACGGACCCTGCGGGGCGTTGGGTGTCCTCTTCTTCGGTGGCGTGGTCAACGAACGCGAGTGTGCCGGCGGGGAACGCCTGGGGCCCGTCGCGGCGTAGGACTTCGGCGGGGTAGTAGCGGCCGTTGCGTGACCAGCCGGCCTTGATGAGTTGGATGAGCATCCGCCCGGGCCGGCCGGGGCGTGGGGCCTCGACTACGCCTATCTCGGAGACGGCTTCGGCGCTGCGGGATGCTTCGCCGGCGCGGGAGAGCAGGGACTCGGGTGGTTCCTCGTCCAGTTCGGTGCGGTAGAGGCGGACAAGGGTGCGGGCAGCTCGGCGGATCTGCTCTGCCGGGGCGTCCTCGACTTGGCCGATGCGGGCGGCGGCGGCGTGTACACCGTTGCGGTTCAGCCGGCCGGAGGGTTCCCGCACCGGCAGGCTGCACTGGGTTTTGGCGGTGGGGGCGCCGGTGTGCCGGTGGATCAGACACGCCCTGTGCCATTGCTCCAGGCTGTAGTCGGCTTGGCTGAAGTCGGACCAGGGCCGGTTGGACACCTGCTCGGTGGTGGGCCGGTCCAGTACGGCGGTGGCGGATTCGGCGATCGCGCGGGCGTGGCGGGCGGCGGCCAGGCCGGCGCCTGTGGGCCGGGTGCGGCCAAGGTGGCGGCGGGCGGCACGCGAGTTCGACACGGCGTCTCCCCCCAATACAGGTGTGTAGTCTGGCGGTGTGACGTTGAGTGAGTTGCGGGCCGAGTTGGACCGGGTCGATGGCCTGAAGGGGTTGGAACGGGCTCGGGCGGCACGGGAGTTAGCGCAGGTAGCGGCCAGGGTGGTCGCGGCTGCGGCGGATGAGGCTATCTATGAGGCGACTCGCACCGCGTCGTATGAGGCGGTGGCGCGGGAGTTAGGGGTGTCGTACGCGAACGTGAACCGGGCGTGTACTCGTCATCGGAGGGCGTTGCAGGGCTGACCTGCGGTTATCACGCTGTGTGTATGCGGCGGTGGGTGTCTGGTCGGGTTGTGGCGGGTCGGCTGTTCGGTTGAATTCTGCTGTTGTGATTCGGAACCAACGCAGTGCAGTTGCAGCTCACCCGCGACGAGCTGGTAGAGCTGCACCGGCAGCTCACCCTCACCCTCCTCGCCCAGACCGGCGCCTAGGGGCCCGGTTCCGGTGGCGGCGTGACAAGCCGCCGCCACCACTCCTGGTCACGCACATCCCCGGCCAGGTCCACGTCGACCAGACGTGGATCAGCCGGATCGGTCAGCGACGACGGGCCCGCCGGGACCGGAGGCGTGGGACGGTCCGGGACGGTCATGGCACCACCCTGACACGCACCACCGTCCACCGCCCTTCGACGACCACCTCGACCACCTGGAAGACGGTGCCCGGGGCCAGCACCATCTCATACTGCCCCGGATGGGCCGAGATCGGATCGACGTAGGCGGCGCGGGTACCCGCCGGAGCGGCGATCTCCATACGGACCGGGCGGCGGGAAGCCATAGCCATCTGACCCGCCCGATCCGACCAGCCCTCAGCAACCAGCGTGGTGGACATGAACCCGCGCTCCTGCAACCGGCGGCCCACCAAACCAGTCAGGTCGGCCACGCTAGCGACACCGAACGCTTCGGGGCCGACGTACCGGTACAGCAGCACATCAACCGGCAACGGGCGCATCTCCGCCACGGCGTCGCGGATGTCACCCAACACCAGGCTGTCACGCTCCGTCGGTGGCCGGGTGCCGCGCAGCAGCGCGTTCATATCCCTGGCCCCGCCGGCGGTGTACTGGGTCAGGGCAGCGGCCCCAGCAAGGGTGTAGCCGCCCATGCGGGTCTGAGCCCGCCGTGCCCGCCCGGGGGTCAGCGGAGCTGGTGGAACCCAGCGGGCTGTGTCCGGCCGGGCCCGGGCGGGGTGGGGGGTGGGGGGTAGTCCTTGAGCAGCGCGGCGGCGCAGGTCCCGCACCGGAGTAGGCACGTAGGAGGGCCGCCAGCCGGTTGTGGTGCGGAGGGTGGCGAGGTCACCCCAGCCGACCTGACCGGTCTCCAGCAGGCCGAGCCGGGCAGGTCCCATGATGCGGAGCTGTTCGACGCGGGATAGCCCGGCGAACCAGGCTTGCGCGTCAGGGACCGCCGATGGTGGCTCCGGAGCCGAGATCCCGAGTTGGGACCAAGGGGCGAGGACGGGGAGGCGGGCGCAGCGGCCCTGCTGGTGGTCCCACGGCCCTGGTTGGGAGGTCGGGAACTGCTGCCCGTGCATGGCAAGGCAGGAGGGGCAGACCCTGGTGTCGAGTGTGGCTAGCCACTGCCAGGCGGGCACAAGGTCAGCGTTCGCCGCGTGGATCTGGTGGCTACTGCTCCGGTAGGCGTCCAGCACCTCGGTGCGGGCGATGGTCAACGCGCGGGTGAGGCCGCCGTTGAACGCCCCCTCCACCTGCGCCACCATCCGCGCCGCAGTGGTGCGCGGGTTGTCCCCGGTCTCGACGCCGCGGATCAGTTCCCGGCGCACTACGGCCATGGTCTCCGCCGGCAAAGGGTTGGCGGTGGAGACGATCTGGCCTTGTACCCGCTGGCGGATGATGTCCGGGGCGAAGGTGCGGATCCGGGACAGCACGGTGAGCCGGACCGTGCCTTGGTCCTGTTCTCGGACTAGTAGCCCGCCTGCGGGCCGGCCACCTACATGCGCTAGTAGCGTTTCCCGCTCCGTGGCGGGGGCTTGGGAAGCGATAACCCGGGCTTCCAGGTCCAGGTCCGCGTCCACCGCCCGAGCGGCGGCGTTCACTGCCGTGGAGATGGTCGAGGTGGCGAGGCGGGTGAGGGTGTCCTCGGTGGCCTGCAACGCGGCCATCGCCGAGCTGGTGCGGGCAATGTCGGTGGGCCGGGGCCAGTGGCCCAGCCGCTGCGCCTCGGCGGCCAGGTCGACGCTGGCTTGAGCCCAGGCGGAGGCGAGTTGCCCGTCCCAGGTCTTGACCCACTCGGCGGTGAGAGCGCGGACGGCGTTGTCGGCTTCGGTGCCGACGGCGCGGCGTAGGCGGCGGGCCAGGGTGAGGGTGCTACGGGTGACCGCCACCGCTCACCCCCGGGGCGTCAGTCCCGTACTTCACACCCTGCGGGGACTGCGGGACCGCCACTGTTATCGCGGGCGGCTGCGGCGGGATTCGAACCCGCACAACTCCATGCGGCGCGGATTACCGACCCGCGTACAGCGGGAGGGGTCTACCAGTTGCTCCACGCAGCCGCCCAAGCGGTGGGCCCCGACGTTTGTTGACGCCGGGGCGTGGCCCCGCTGGACAAGCAGCCGAGGCCGGGCGCAAGATCCGGTAGAGGCGCCGTACCGGGAGCGGTCCGGCCCGAGGGTCGGCGGGCTACCAGCCTCCAGCCTAAACGGCCCCGGCGTCACCCGCCGCCGTCGTCCTCGTCTTCGCCGTCGTCGGTGGTGTCTTCGTCGTCGCCGGCCATCGGCCCCGGCCCGACCGCTGCCGGGTCACCACCCGCGCGTGCCCGGTCGGCGGCCTGCTGCCCCAACGGCGGCCCGGTCGGATGCTGGAACTGGCCGTCGTCGTCCAACATGGCCTCCACCAGCTCGTCCACATGCCGGACGCCGAGGGCGGTGAGGACCATCCGCAGCAGCACCTCCGGCGGGACGATGCCCATCTGCGACGCGGCGACGACGGCTTCGACCTGTTCCTTGGTGGGCACGTCGTCCAGGTCCGGCCAGACGATGTCGACCTCGTCCGACGTGCCCCCAGCCAGAGTGACCTGCTCGGTGTCGGTGTACGGATCCCGGGTGACCGTGCCCTGCAATGGGCCCCGAGGGGCGCGGACCGCTTCGACGATCACATGCTGGATGATGCGGCGTAGCACTCCGGTCCACAGGTCCCGCCGCTGACCCATCTCCAGCTCAGTCGGCCGGTCCAGCGTCTCGGCGGTGGCGCGGGCGCCGGTAGTGCCCGGGTCCCCCAGCAGCATGGTCACCGGGACGCCGAGGGCGGCGGCGACCATCGCCGCTAGCGGCCGGCCGGACTCCGAGTCGATCGTGGCCCCGGACTTAGGGATCGCCTCCAGGACCGCGTCGATGGGGGTGATCGCGGTCGCGCCGACGTCTAGGGCTTTGCCGGTGGCTGGGTCTACCGGTGGTTTGGTGGCTAGCTTCTGCTTGGCCTGCGCCCGGCCGGCCCCTTTGGTGGTGAGTCGCCACGCGAACCGGGACAGGCTTTTGATCAGGACCGCCCAGTCTTCGAGGAAGATCTTGTAGGCGCGGGCCCAGTCGATCGCCGCATAGGCGTCGGGGATGCCGCGCTGCCAGTGCAGCGGCCGGTTCACCGCTACGTGTAGCACCGGCGCGGACCACTCCACCGGCAGGCCGATCCACATACGCGGCCGGCGGGCGGGCCGGTAGTCCACCGCCGGGTACAGCTGCTCCCGGGCCTCGTAGAGCGGGGTGCCGTCAGCGGCGTAGGTTTTGTGCTGCCACCGGCGCCGGTAGTACCACGGTTCTCCGGCGTCTTCCGGGTTGCAGATCACGTCCACGATCTCGTCCGGGGGGATCGTGCGGACCTGCGCCCGCCCCGTTAGCGGGCTAGTGAACAAGACGTAGAACAGTTCCCCCTCGGTGCCGAGGGCGTGCTCGGCGGCGTTTCTCGCCTGCGGGCCGGTGAACGAGCGGACGTTGCCGGGGTCGTTGAGGAACGCGTCCACCACCGCTTGCACGTCCTGCTCACCCGGCTGGCGGCCGTTCGCCCGGGCCGAGATTTCGACACCTTGGCCATGCACATAGGCGCTACGTAGGGCGAGGCCGCGTTTGATCAGCGGGTTCTTCAGCGCGTATAGGCGGCAGATGGAGCGCAGCTGCCGCATGCCCTCCGGGGAGAACTCCTGCTCGGCCAGCTGGGTGAACCGCACCCAGTCCGGCTCGTGAAGCTGCCGCTCCAGGTCGGCGACCGATTCGGCCAGCAGCAGGTTGTTCTCCCGCTCCGCCGCCAGCTCCTCGGCGATAGGGCCGACGAGGCGGCGGCGGACCGTTTCACTGATCCGAGACGGTGTCGGCAGCCGCATCACCAGCACCCCCTCGCCAGGGTTTCAGTAGAGGGAGATCGTCGCTTCGGCTTCGATCTCCTCGTCCTCGACGATCACGTCATCCAGCAGCAGCGGGTTGATCAGCAGCCGGTTCAGCGCCTGTGACATCGCGTCCACCCGGTCGTCGTGTGCCGAGTTGGGGAACCCGGCTGCCTCGTCGATTAGCCCGGACACCCACGGGGCGAGCGCCGGGGCGGGCAGCCACACGTCTCCGGCTTCGACGAACGGGGACACCGCCGCCGCCCGGGCCACCTTCGACCCTTCCGGTTCTACCGGGATGAGCCCGGCGACCTTGCGGCGGAGCAGGTTCACTACCGCCGGGCCGTTGGCTTTGTCCTCCACCAGTTTCGCTGTCGACTGTGGCCACCGGGCGGCCAACACCTGCACGGCTTGCACGGTTTCCACGAATGACATGCGGTCGTGTACCTGGTCCAGCAGGTAGGCGTGGGTGCCGCGGCGGCCCCACACCTGGCCGCAGACGTAGTCGGTGCCGTCGGTGTCCTTGAATGTCATGTCCCACGAGGTGATGACCTCGTCGAACGAGTGCGTCACCCTGGCGCCGTCGCCGCGTTCCACCCACTGGGGGTGTTCGTAGAACGACCACCAGGAGCGTTGGAAGATCGACCCCTCGGGTGGGGCTGGTTCACCTTGGTAGAGGGCCTGCCAGGCGCGGGCGCCCACGTCGCGTTTGATGTCGTCCCAGTCGCAGCACTGCGTGGTGGGGTGTTTGCGGCAGGAGCCTGGTGGGCGGAGGATGTGCCGGCCGCGGGTGGATTCCAGGTACTCGCCTGGTTCCCGGCCCAGCGGGTCGACCTGGCCGCGTTCGGGCCGGTGGTTGGCCTGGGCGGGGATGTTGATGACCGTCCACGAGTCTTCGTCGTCGCGCAGGAGCCGGCCGGCGAGGTCGTCCTCATGCCACCGGGTCATGATCAGGATGACGGGTGATTCCGGGGACATGCGGGTGCGGGCGGTCTCGGTCCACCAGTCCCAAGCGGCGTTGCGGAACGTCTCCGAGTCGGCCTCTTTACGCCCTTTGTGCGGGTCGTCGATGATCATCAAGTCGGCGGGGCGGCCGGTCAACGCGCCGCCGATCCCAACACAGTAGACACCGCCGGTGTGTCCCTCAAGCTGCCACTCGTGCGCGGCGGCGGTGTCTGGGCGCACTCGCAGGCCGAGCACATCAGCATGAGTGACGATGTCGTTGCGGATGTCCCGGCCCCAACGCCGGGCCACACCGTGCGCGTAGGAGGCGATGACGATCCGCAGGTCCGGGTTACGGGTCAGCAGCCACAGCGGGGTGCGGCGGCTGACCCGCTGGCTTTTCCCTCTTGCGGCGGCATGGAGATGATCAGCCGCTTCAACTCGCCGGTGGCGACTTTCACCAGCGCGTCGTCGATCAGGTCCAGGGCGGGGGTTTGGACGGTGCGCGGGTCCAGGGCCTTGGCCAGTTCCCCCGGGGTGGACCACGGCACGTCGCGGGGTAGGGGCGGTTCGAACAGTCGCGCAGCCGCTTCCCAAGGCGACAGAACAGGCACCGTCATCGACCCTCACCTGACCGTTCGGATGAGTATCCAGTCAGACCGCGCGTGCCACAACACATCAGCTGAACTAACTAGCGACTAGCCGTAGATGTCGAGGGACAACCGTCGGGACCTTCTTCTGCTGCTCCGGCGTCAGATCCAAATCACCCAGAATTCGCCGGATCACATCCGCCAACAAGGCACCCTGCTGCTCGGCCAGCTTGACCCTGCGCTCCTCCACACCAGCGTCCAACGCCATCTTCGCTACCCTGGCCAGCTGGGCACGTTCCTGCTGCCACCACTTGATCCACACGTTCAGATCCGCGGCAGAGGTAGTGTCAACGCCCGGGAACTCACCGGCGGTCTTCTCCACCTGCTCGGTAACACCCCACACCATCTCCGTTTCTTGGAGGCTGCGGACCTTCTCGTCCAACCAGGCCACCACACCGGCGGCGCGGTACACCTCGTCCAGCAAAGCGATGTGCGGGTCAACCTCGCGGCGCAGGTTCAACTTGGCCACGGCCTGCTTCGCCCGCTCGACCGCGGCGTGCTTGACATGGTCGGGGGTGGAGCCACCGTGCAGCTTGCAGCGGCCGATGCCGGCGTGGCTGGTTCCCCAGCCTGCCGGGCGGCGGCAGGGTTCTCCAGTGCCGCCGCGTTTACGGTCGCGTTTGGTTCCACCGCATATAGTCTTGCCATGACGGGGGCCGGGGTTGTCTGTTGTCATGACCGTTGGCTTCCTAGAGGGCAGAAACGTAGCAGGCTACGCGTAGGCGCCGAGCGGTTCATGCGTGCGCGGCGGCGGGACTTGCCGGAGCGGCGGGTGTCGCGTTCCACGGCTAGGACGTCGCCGTAGCGGTACAGGGGTCGGCCGTGTCCGTCGCGGGCTGCGGGGGTGAGTTTGCCGGCGCTGACCCAGTAGTTGACGGTCTGCTTGCTGACGTCCAGCCAGTGGCAGATGAACCAGGTGGGTACCAGGGCGTCTAGGTTGGCGCGTCCACCCATTGGTGCCCACCGCCTTTCGGTGATGGACAAGACGGTGGGGAGGCCGGTTGTGGGCACACTTCACGTGTGGAACACGTACAGGCGAAGCGTAGCACGTCGGTGATCACTGGTGGTGCAGGTCAGGCCGCGTTCTGGTGTGTCACTGGTTGGCGTAGGAGGTCGGCGATTTCGGCCGGGGTGCGTTTGGACTTCTCGTAGCCGGCGAGCCGGTCGCGCCAGTGGGCGTACTCGTTTTCGGTGTACAGGTTGCCGCAGTTGCCGCATTCGATGTAGTCGCTGCCTGGTCGGCGCATGAGCACGCCGCGTAGGTCGCATTTTTGGCAGGCGACGGCCTTGTACCGTTCGGTTTCGGGCTGGGCCGTGGTTTCGCCGAGGTGGGCGCGCAGGGTGTGGCGGAGGTCTTTGATTTCGGCGGCGAACTCGTCGATGCGGGGGTGGTGGTTGCAGGCGTCTTCGACGCGGTCGCGGAGCCAGCGGGCGAGTTCGGCCACGGTGGGGACGGGTAGCCGTTGCTCGGGCCATAGGGTTTTACGCCAGTCGCGGACCCACGTGTCGAGGATGGTGGCGACGGAGAGGGTGCCGATCTGGTCGGGGTCTAGGCCGAGGACGCCGCGGGCGTGGAGGGCGCGGGAGGCGGGCCGGGCGGGCAGGGTCAGGTCGATGCGTTCCAGGGATGTTGGCGCCGGGGGCTGTTTGGAGCCGGATACCCGTGGTTGGCGGGTTTGGCCTGGGATGGGGCCGGCGGGAAGGGTGTCGGCGACTGGGTCCACCCCACGCCAGGTGACCGTGCCGTTGGGCGTCTCGGCTGGGGAGGGGGAGTTGGCGGGGGCCGGCGTGGTTTCGCTGAGCCGTTGGTGCAGGTCGGGGATGTCTGACAGGTGGGAGGCCAGCAGTCGCCGGTCGCTGTCGCACACTGGTGGCCGGTAGGGCTGGCGGGGTTCGGTGTCGGGCCGGTAGATGGGGCAGGTGACACACTGCATGTTGATCTCCCAGGTTTAAGCTGTTGGCTGGGAGATCGGAACGCTGCGGGGGTGGTCCGATCTGGGTGGCCCCAGGGTTTCCACGGCCTTGGGGCCACCGCTGTTCAGTTGGGCGGTGGCTTTCCGGGCGTCTCGTAGATGTGACCGTACGGCACCGACGGGTCGACCCGGACGGTTACGCCACCGTCATGCGAGCACCACCACGCCGACGGGGAGCCGGCGGTGATCGGCGCGGTGCAGCCGGGGCCGGCGCAACGGTCCTCCACCGCCGCGTCGATCTCCCGCAGGAACGTCGTCAGGCGGGACAGGTCAGGTCGCATGGTCGTCCTCTCCTGCTCGAGCGGCGGCCTCAGCCACAGCGGCGGCGACCAGGTACGCCGGGTCGGTGTCCAAGGTGAGCTTGGCCCGGTCGTAGCGCTGGGTGGTGCGGGGGTCCTTGTGGCCGAGGGCGTGCTGGCGGGCCTCGAGCGGCGCCCCGGCGATGCGGGCGGTGGTGGCCCAGGCGTGCCGGAACGAATGCGGCGTGATCTTGGCGGCGGAAGGGACGTTCGCCGCTCGAGCGGCGCGGCGGACGAACCGGTACACCATGTGCCGGTCCAGCGGCCGGCCGGCGGCGTCCACGAACAGCGGCGCGGCCGGGTCGTCACGGTCGGGCCGGGTCTCGAGCATGGCGTCGAGCGCCGCCACCGCCGCCGGGGGGAGGGGGCGGGTGCGTCTGCGTCCACCCTTCATCCGCTCCAGGCGCAGGGTGCGGTGCCCGTCGGCGTAGCCGAGGTCCTCGAGGCGGGCCAGGCACAGTTCGCTCACCCGGGCGCCGAGGGCGACCATGGTCTCAGCCAGGGCGGTCGCGCACAGCGGACCGAGTGGTTTGTCCGCGCGGGCGGCGGCGACGATCGCGGCAGCCTCGGCCGGGGAGAACCCGACGGTGGTGGTGTCGTCCCGGTCCACCTTCGGCCGCCGGGTCGCGGCGACAGGGTTGCTGGAGACGGCGCCGAGCCGCAGGAGGAAGTCGTACCAGCTCGAGACCGCCGACAGTTTCCGGGCCACGGTTGCGGGGGCGCGGCCCTGGCTTTCGAGACGGCGGGCGTAGGCGTTGATGTGGGTGAACCGGGCAGCGAGCGGGGCGTGGCCTTCCTGGTCGCACCAGGTGAGGTACTGCTCGAGGTCGGTGCGGTAGGCGGCGCGGGTCAGGTCGGTGAACGCTTCGTTGGTGAGCCAGTGGTCGGTGAACTCGAGCAGTTCGGGGATGGTCGCCAGCGGACGGGGCGGGTCGATGTGGTCGAGGGCTTCACTCCCCCGGACCGGATCGGATGCATAAGCGGAATTATGCGCGTGATCGACGGGGGCGGGATCGAGGATTTCCGCTGGCTCGATCACCACACCTTCAGCCGTGTGGCGGGAATTGTGATTCCCGCGTGCTATCCGAGGAGTCACCCACGCGCCTCCTCGTCGAACAGGCTCGGCGGCGGCAGGTCCGGCTCGGGCTGGGGCCACGGGCCGGCGAGCAGCCGGCGGTGCACCCGCTGCCGAACCTCCGCTGGAGCACGTGCGGGTTGACGGGCCAGTGCGGCAGCGGCGACCAGGCCGGCGAGGGTAGGCCAGGTCATGGCCGGCCTCCGGCCCTACTCCGCCGGCCGGACCACCACGGCAGGGCCAGACCGTCATCCTCCCGCCGAGGCACGATGTGCAGGTGCAGGTGCCAGACGGACTGTGTCGCCTCCCAGCCGGCGCTGGTGATGATGTTGAACGGCGGTTTGGCGATCTCGGCCGCGCGGGCCATCGTCAGCCCGGCGACGTGTGGCGACTCGCTCGCGTCCCGGACGTGGGTCCGGGGGATGACGAGCAGGTGCCCGTCGGTGACCTGGTGGAGCGGCACGATCGCAACCGCGTCGGTCCACCGGCGCACGAACGTTGCGGGCTCCCGGCCGGTGATGATCGCGCAGAACACGCACGGGTCAGACATCCTGCTCACCTCCGGCGGGTCGGGTCAGGTGTGTGGCGAGCCGCCGAACGGCGGTCACGATGTCGTCTACCGCAGCCGGCGTGAGGTCCGGCCGTATCTTGGCGAGGTGCTCTACCGACGCTCCGGCGGCGGTGAGGAGGGTGTGCAGCGCGTCCCAGGCGGCGGCGTGGCCGTCGGGGTCGTCCACCTGGTCCCACGCGTTGGCGTTGGTCGAGCACTCCTCCGCGAGGGCGTGGAGGGTGGCAAGCTCACTCACCGCGCTCACCTCCCGCGACGTCGGCCCGGTTACACGGCTCGCAGCCGGGCTGGACCATCACTCCGGCGGTGGGGCAGGTGCAGCCGGGGCGGAACCCTCCGCGCCACCCGGCGGCGATCAGCGCGTCCAGCACTGCGGAAAACCCGCCCATGAACAGCGACTCGGCGTGGCAGCACTCCGCAGTGCCGGGGCAGTTGTCGGGCCCACAGTGTCGCGACGCCGCCCAGTGGTAGGCGTTGGCGGCCAGTTCCCGGTCGGTGTCGGACCACAGCCGCTCACTCACCGGGCTCACCTCCCATCGCCGCGCGGAACGCGGGCAGCGTCTCCCGGCGGAACTCGTCCGGGTCGGGCATCTCATCCGAGTGCAGCCCGTACTCGGCGGCGGCGGGCGTCGCGGCGGTGGTCAGCTTGCGGGCCAGCGCCTCCCGGTCGGTCAGGCCGGCGGCGGCGAGCGCCACCCCGAGCGGTCCCCAGCGGCGGCCAGCATCACCCAGCAGCTCCAGCAGCTCCGGATCGGACTCGCGCACGGTGGTGGGGTTGGGCATGGTGGTCTCCTTTCGGGTCAGGTGGGCGCGCACGCGGGCGGCCAGGCAGGTGGCGTGGTCCAGATGGCAGTCCGGGTAATGGCCGCCGTGGTCGGGGTCGGCGGCGATCACCGCGTCCAGCTCGGCCAGGGCGGCGGTCAGGGCGGCCCGGGCGCGGGCCGCGTGCTCGTGGGTGGTGCACGGCCACGGCACCGGGGACTCACCCGGGGTGCCGCACATGACGCACTGCGGCGTCTCCTCCCCCGGGGCCGGCTGGTGGGCGGCCAGGACGGCGTCCACGTGTGCGGATGCGACGCGCGTGCGCTGGTCAGTCATGGCCGGTCCTCCCGGGTGATGGTGGCGCACCAGCCAACAGTGGTCACAGCGTGACGTGGTGGTGTGGTCATAGGATCTCCTCGCATCCTGGGTGGACAGTGCCGGCGGCCGGGGTGAGTGGCCAGCCACAGACCGGGCAGCCCGGCACGCCGGCATGCCGCCGGCGAGCCTCGGCCAGCTCCTGCTCCTCCTCGGCCTCCTCCTGCAACGTCTTGATCCACGTAGCCGGACGCCGGGTGGACCGGATCAGGTGCTGGCGTAGCTGGAAACGCCGGTCCGGGTTCGCGGGCATCACTCACACTCCTCGGTCTCTTCGTCGTCGGGCGTGGGCAGGTGGAACAGCGGCAGCTGCTCGGCCACCGGCCTGCTCCCACGCCTGGGACGTCTGGCCCTGACCGGCTTTTCATGCCGCAGCCCGTACCGGGCGCCGCACTTCGGCCCGTACGGGTGGCCGAACATCCACAACGGCCGGGAGCGGCGTAGCGGACGGTGACAGTCGAAGCAGACGATCAGGGCCATGGCGCGGCTCTCTAGAACGGCGGCTCAGCCGTAGACGAGGTGCCGGCCGCTGGGGCGGTTGTGGCCCACGGGTCGTCAACCTGGGTAGCCGTCTCCCCCTTGGAGCCGCGTTGCATCTTCTTCACCTGCGCCGTGGCGTACCGCAGCGACGGGCCCACCTCGTCCACCTGCACCTCGAACACGGTCCGCTTCTCCCCCTCGCTGGTCTCGTACGACCGCTGCCGCAGCCGGCCTGAGACGATCACCCGCATACCGCGGGTCAACGATTCGGCGACGTGCTCGGCTGCCTGCTGCCACACGGTGCAGGCCAGGAACAGCGGCTCGCCGTCCTTCCACCCGTTGGCCTGCTTGTCGTACACGCGGGGGGTGGACGCGACGCGGAACTTGGCCACGGCCTGCCCGTTCGGGGTGTAGCGCAACTCCGGGTCGTCGGTCAGATTCCCGACGAGGGTGATAGGTGTCTCTCCAGCCATTGCTTTGCCTCCACGAGTTGGTAGGGTGCTTGGTCAGCCTGCTGCCATCGACGCGAACCGGCTGATGTGCAACTGGGCGGCCACGGTGACCGTGTCCGTGGGCCCGCCGCGGTGCTTAGCGACGATGAAGTCCGCCTCCCCCGCCCGGGGGGACTCGGAGTCGTAGTAGTCGTCGCGGTGCAGCAGCATCACGATGTCGGCGTCCTGCTCGATCGCACCCGATTCGCGCAGGTCCGCCAGCAGGGGACGCTTGTCGGTGCGGTGCTCCGGGCCACGGTTGAGCTGCGCCACCAGCAGCACGGGAACGTTCAGCTCCTTAGCGAGGAGCTTGAACCCGCGAGACAGCTCCGCTACGGCCACCTGCCGGTTCTCGCTGCGGCCGGTCTGGACGAGTTGCAGGTAGTCGATGCCGACAACCGCAAGGCCGCCGGTGCGGCGGTGCAGCCGGCGGGCGCGGGACCGGATCTCAGCCAGGGTGAGGTTCGGCGTGTCGTCGATCCACAGCGGCGCTTCGGCTGACTCCCCGGCTGCCTGGGTGATCCGGGTCCACTGGTCGTCGTCCAGGCGGCCCGACTTGATCAGATCGTGGGGTACGGCGGTTTCGGCGGACAGCATCCGCTTCCCCAGCTCTACCCTGGACATTTCCAGGGAGAACAGCGCCCCGGTGAGCTTGTGCCGCCAGGTGGCGTGCTGGAGGA